GATGAGTATGCTGACAAGATGGGTTTGTACAAGTTAGCTCACAAAAACCATCCAAGCTCTATATGGGTTCGTTCATGTGAAGACAACTATGATTGGTTGTGGCAACACATGTGCGCTCTTATGTTTGAGTATACACATCGTTATGGAAAATATCATGCCACAGAGCGTCTAATTGACCCATTGTGCAATGCGCCGGATTACGTTGGTGACGGTGAGTTTACTGACCCCCCTCAATGTATGCCTGATCTTTGTAAAGGCGAGGATACTGTCCTCGCATATCAAAATTACTATATAATAGAGAAGTCATATTTTGCCAAGTGGACTAAAAGACCAGTCCCACAATTTTTCGTGGAGAAAAACGATGGAGATAAGAGAGGGTTATTGGGACTACATGGGCCGTCGGCTGCGTGAAGATGTTTTTGATCAGCAAGGGAATTTAACTGTGGATGAGATGTGGAAACGAGAGATAGCAGAAATGCAGAAGACGATGAATTATTTGCAAACTAGGGTAAAAGACCTACATGCGAGGGTTCATGAACTAAATACTAAGATCACTATTTTAGGTGGTGATCCTAGACAAATGGAGCTGGACATATAATGCCAACATACACGTTTTATGATACTGTTACTCAAGAAGAGTACGAAGAGTTCATGTCAATGAGTGAACTTGATGAATATAAGAAAATGAACCCACAGGTGAATCAGGTATACGTGCCCATTGCTCTGGTGGGTGATCATGTTATGGGCGTTGGGCCCAAGACAGATGGTGGGTTTCAAGAGAATATGCAGAGGATAGCACAGGCACATCCTGGCTCACCTCTGGATGATAAGTTTGGTGGTTCGACAAGAACACACAAAGAATTAAAAACGAGGGACGCTATTAATAAACATAAGAAAAACGTAGAACGATCTGGTTTTTCTGCGAGTAGAAAAAAGACTTTATAACATGGTGCGAGCGAGACATAAAACTTCAGCAAGGGATGCACAGCATCTACGCAAGCTGGGAAGTCAATCCGCTCATGCACCAGTGAGGGGGGTACAGGCGCCCCCGAATGCCCGCCGCAGGGCTACCCCCCTCACACCTTTATTTTAGGAAATATTATGGCAACTAAGAAGACCAAAGAAATAAATTCTTCAACTCTCGTTTCAGTGAAACCAATTACTGATACCCAGAAGATTGTTTTTGACACATGGAAAAAAGGAAAGAACCAATTTCTATTTGGTGCTGCTGGTACAGGTAAAACATTTGTCTCTCTGTTCTTAGCACTGCAAGATGTTTTTGATATGAAGACGAAATACGATAAGGTGGTATTGGTTCGATCTCTAATTCCTACAAGAGACATTGGATTTTTGCCAGGCGATGAAGAAGATAAATCAGCTCTATATCAAGTCCCATATCAGAATATGGTTCAGTTCATGTTCAAGATGCCTAACGAACAGTCATTCAATTCTCTATATGATCGACTAAAAGGCCAAGGTTCCATGTATTTTTTGTCAACTTCTTTTCTAAGGGGCTTGACTTTTGATAACAGTATCATTATAGTAGATGAATGTCAGAACTTAAACTTTCATGAACTGGATACAATTATTACTAGGGTTGGACAAGACTCTAAGATCGTTTTTTGTGGAGACTTTGATCAGTCCGATCTTATGAAACAGAATGAGAAAAATGGTCTTCACACCTTTCTTCAAATCTTGGAAGAAATGGAAGAATTTAACTGTAGCGAATTTAGTATCGGGGATATTGTTCGCTCTGGCTTTGTGCGTAGTTACCTGATAAACAAAGCCAAAATGGGTATAGGATTAGAATAATGGACTTAAACATACTTCGTGAGGAGATTGCTGCTGATGAAGGCAAGGTTCTCAAAATTTATAAAGATCATCTTGGTTATCCGACTTTTGGTATCGGCCATCTTATTACAGAGGACGATCCAGAACACGGTGAACGAGTAGGAACAAAAGTTTCAGAGGAACGCTGCGATGAAGTATTTGATCAAGATGTTAAATCGGTCATTGCAGATTGTAATATTTTGTACGATGACTTTGGTGGGCTTCCACAGGAAGTGCAATTAATTCTTGCTAACATGATGTTCAACATGGGCCGTACTCGCTTGTCCAAGTTTAAAAACATGAACGCAGCTGTTGAGGAAGGCGATTGGAATCGTGCCTCTCAAGAGATGATGAATAGCAGATGGTACAATCAAGTGAGAAATCGGGCAAGACGCCTAGTAGAGCGTATGAGAAATGTCAGTTAGTGCAATTGACCCAGTACAATCCATAACTGCTCTGTCTCCGTATTGGGAGAATAGAATAAGTTATGAAAAAAAGTGGGAAGGGACTATCTCTATAACAGAGACTCCCCACATCACATATGATAAATCTGGTAATCTTATAATAACACCAGACCAATCTTTTGCTTTGGGGCCTAAGTACATCTAATGTCTATATCACCAATTGACCCAATAGGGCCTATATCATCCTTATATTCTACCTTTATGATTCCTTTGCAATCTGGAAATGGTTTTACGCATATTCACAGAACCGAGCAAGTGGACTATCGGGGTAGAGTTATGGCAACAACTGAATCTGCTCTGATCACATATGATCGATTTGCAAAGCTAGAAACAATCCCTTCACCCCACAAACAATCCACAATAGGAGAAACGATTTAAATTATGTTTAATCATATACCAGTTGTGTTGCCCCCTGTAAAAGCAACAAACGTAGACGGTAAACGTCTGTATCTTACACCAGAAGGAAACAAGTATCCTTCGATCACTACGGTTCTATCAGTCCGTAACAAGAAAGGATTGTATGAGTGGCGTAAACGTGTTGGTAATGACGTTGCCAACTATGTCGCTCGTAAGGCTGCAAACAGGGGAACAAAGGTTCACCATATGTGTGAGGATTACCTTAACAACATGGAGTCTAATTTCCCCAAAGAGTGGCAAAAACATAAGAAAGATTTTCTACCATATTGTCTGTTCACTGAACTTAAAAACAAAGTTCTGTGTAATATAGATGATATCTATGCACAAGAGGCAGGGCTTTATAGTGATAAATATAAAGTAGCGGGTAGAGCAGACTGTATTGCTCATTATAAGGGGGTTCCCTCAATAATGGACTTTAAAACATCTACTAAGGAACGGAATGACGATTGGAATGAAAATTACTATATTCAAGGAACAGCTTACGCTGAGATGTTCTATGCTAGAACGGGTATAGAAATCAATCAAGTAGTTATTCTTGTTGTTACGGAAGATGGAACGGTTCAAGAATTTATCAAAGAAAAGGAACCGTATATCGGTCTGCTAAAAGAATCGCTCGATGAATGGAGAAACCAAAATGAAACACCTAATATCGATAATGGCGGTGTTTCTGTTAATGGGTTGTCAAACCACTGAAAACACTCCCAAAGACAATGCAACCGTCAAACCAGTAGATATGGTACAAAAGAAATCAGAAGTGCCCGAAGAACCAGTTATACAAACGGCTAAACCAATTATGTGTGCTCAAGCAAAAGTAGTTCACGATGGCCTAACTGAGAATTCTGAAGAGAAACCTTTTCTTCTTTGGCAAGATGTCAGTGGAACATATTTTTCTGCTTTGTGGATGAATAAGAAATCGAAAACTATAACTGTTGTCGAATATCCTAATGGCCCAAACACGGCATGTTTTGTTTCAGTGGGAACCGATGCGGTTTTTGCACCAGATAATAAAGTTGGTATATCAATAAATGCAAAAGTGCATTGACTTTACACTGGTCGCATGGTATAAATAAAATACAGTTTGATGATACGAATTGAGAACTGAACTGGACGGGAGTGCAATTCTCCCCACCTCCACCAAATCCCATATACTCATATGGGGGTGAATTAGGATCGACAGGCAGGGAAGGATGAGTGGAGAGCTGTGGATTGGACGCCTTATAGTCCACTATAGTAAATGCAAACGATAATTTTGCATCTCAAGATTTCGCTCTAGCAGCGTAATCGGATAGGGTTCGGTGGGTTCCTAGTAACAGAATACCCACCACTTATACGGGTGATGCCGTAATACATCCGTGAGGGGCCAACGGTTAGCCCCTCAACTTAAAAAT